AATCCCTGACGAATACAACCCGGCCACGCATTGCCAGCGGGCGCCCGTCACCACCAGCACCGCGGCCGCTATCAGCGCCAGCACGGGCGGCGTCGAACAAGAGGTACACGAAGCCATCGCCCAAGGGCTCCCCGGCTTTTGCGGGGGCTGGGTTTCATCTATTCAACTCGACCGCCTGCTGGAACGCCTGGGGGTTGCCCGCCGCGTCACGCATTCCAAACGCAAAGAAATGCTCAACGACCTGGGGTATGCCTACCATCCCGCCCTTGTGGAAGGTCGCGTCAACAATCTGGTATTGCCGGACGGCGGAAAGCCCCGCCTCTTTGTCAAGACCGACAGCCCCGCCCGTGCCATCCAAGGGGCCGCGGAAGCCGCCAAAGCCTACGAACAGGCCAACAACCACAACCGCGTGCCGTTCCCCCTGGCGCCAGTGCATCTATGAGCCCCGGCCACTTCACCAACATGGTGACACTAATTTGCGGCCCTGCGGGCTTGCTCGTGCGCTATGAGTGGACGGGCGATTGCTTCCGCTGGAATTTCTACCGGGGCGCCCGGCGGGTCAAGAGCATCAAGAAAGCGGCGGCCGTAATCCAAGCCGCTGAAAAACTTGTTGACGCTAGATAAATAATTTACCCTATAATCTGACCATCATCAACAACCTGGAGAGGTGAACCAATGGAAAATTTTACAGACACAATGACCGCGGGCAATGTCAAAGCCGCAATGAAGGAAGTCGGCGCCGTGAGTGCTGACCTGTGGCAAGTCACGCCGGACAAATTGCGAGTGCTGGAAGGCTTCAATGCCCGCGTGAAGAATGAAGCGTACACCGGCCGCGTGCGCTGGATTGCTGACAGCATCAAGGTCAACGGCTATTACAAGGATAAGCCGCTTTCCGGATTCGTGGCCCGTGAAGGCGACGATAACGTCATTTATGTGACCGGCGGACACCGGCGGCATGAAGCGGTTTTGCTGGCTATCAGTGAGGGCGTGGAAGTGCCCGCCGTGCCGGTTATCGTGAGCCCCAAGGGCACCAGCATGGAAGACTTAACGGTCGCCCTTGTGGTGGGCAATGACGGGGAGCCTTTGAGCCTGTACGAAGCCGCGGTCGTGTGCAAGCGCCTGGCGGCCTTCGGCTGGTCTTCCCAAGAGATTGCCCGGCGCCTGGGGTATGCGTCCGCACAATACGTCGACGGCCTGCTGGCGCTGGCTGGGGCGCCCCTGGCAATCCGCAAAATGGTAATGGAAAACGTCATTGCGGCCACGACAGCCATTGAAGCCGTAAAGAAGCACGGGGACAAGGCGGTCAACGTGCTGCTGGCCGCCCTGGTCAAGTCCGGTGGCGGGCGTGTCACGACCAAGCACATGCCGCAAGCTGAATTCAAAAAGGCCGTGCGCAAGCTGGCCGAACCAATGCACACGGCGTTGACCAAGGTGCAGGCCGATCCCGGCTTTGCCAGCCTATCGAAAGAGGTCCGGGGTATCCTGGCGGAACTGCTGGGAAGCATCAAGCAATGAACTGGCTATTTCGTTTGTTCAAGGACAACGGGCGTCGCTTTTGGATAGTGCCGCCCCCTGGGAACCGAGCGGAACGCCGGGCCGCCGCAAAAGCCGCACGAAGAAAATAATTCACAGCCTCGCTAATTCCGGGGCTTTTTCTTGTTGACATAGATAAATAATTTATCTATAATTTAGCCATCAACTACCTGGAGCCAAGACCATGACCGCAACCCCCGCCCAAATCGCCCGCACTCAAGCCGAATACAGCCGCATTGCCGGGGAACCTGTGACCGTTGAACAAATCGGCGGCACAATTTACGCCTTCGGTTCCGAACTGGCGACGCTCCGCTTGTTCCGCAAAATGCCCAACATGCGCCAGGGCTACAGCGAAAACATGAAAACTTTTTATTTTTCGGTTGATCTGTGAAACCACGCATACGTTACGACTTCGGGGAGGTTGTCCGCTGGACGTGGGACAAACCAGCGCCGCACTACCGTTACATAACCCAACGGATTCAACCTAAGCCCGCGGTCGACTGGTCAAATTTTGAACCCGCACCGTTTTAAGCGTTGACATAGATAAATTATTTATCTATAATTGAGCCATCAACTACCCGGAGCCCTGCAAATGACACTCGCAACCTTCACCCCTGGCAAGACCTACACCACCCGGAGCATTTGCGACCACGACTGCATCATCCGTGTGACCGTGGCGAAGCGTACCGCCAAGACCATCACCACCGACGCGGGCAAGGTGTTGCGTGTGGGTGAATATGACGGCGCCGAATTCGTGAAGCCGTGGGGCTCCTACAGCATGGCCCCGATTGTGCGGGCATCCTGACCACCGCCCCGCAAGGGGCTTTTTATTTTGGGCGACTGCTTGCATTAGATAAATAATTTATCTATAATTGAGCCATCAACAACGCAACGGAGCCCCGAAAATGTCAAACGCCATCGCCCAAACAATCCTTGCCCAATTTGGCGGCAATCGCTTTCTTGCCATGACCGGCGCAAAGGATTTGGTCAACACCGGTAAGGGCCTGCAATTCGCTATCGGCCGCGGCGCTAGCAACAAGGCCAACAAAGTGGTCGTAACCCTGACAGACGCGGACCTGTACGACGTGCGCTTCCTGACCATTCGCGGCGTCACGATTACCGAACGCGGCACCGTGGAAGGCGTGCATGCTGACCGCTTGGCCGCCGTCTTCACCGAACAAACCGGATTTGATACCCACATGTAAAGGCACGGCCGCCTGGCTACTTGAAGGACATTGGGGGCGTGCTATCGGGCGGCAAGTAGTCACCGACCCGATTTAGAAAACTGACGCTTTGGCAATCCACTTCCCGCATGTGTGAGCGCACGATATCGACCGCCAGCGTGCGAAGCGTGTCAACGTCTTCGTGGTGGCAATAGAACGCATAAAGGCCCGTGCCGTTTGTCTTGTCCTGGGGTAGCGTGTGCGGGTCGATATCACCCAAGGTCAACACCGGGTAGCGCATTACCGCCATTGCCCACGCCGAAGCCGCAAAAGTCTCCCGGTCGACGTCATGAAGCCGGAAGCGTGCTTGCACCAATTGGGCCTTGGCGCCACGCCTGGCCGCCGTATTAGGATCAACAGGGCCGCCGTTCGCATCTTTTATGCAACTGGCGCACGTTCCCGACTGGGTGTAGCGGTAGGAATCATGCCCATTGCGGCAAATTTTCCCGGTGTAGTAGGTTTTAAGGCCCTTTGCGCGGGCTTCCGGCCTGGTTATGATATCCATCGTTTACGCTCCTATGATGCGTCGAAGTGTAGCCGACGCCTTGCGTTTCCGCAATACCTACCGGCTAAAGTTATGATCTTTTACCCCAAAACCGCACCCCGACACACGTTTTCGTCTACTGCCGCTACTTTTGCTATACATACATTAGGGTATGGTGCATATACTTAGTTATGTATAGCTACCGTATACAGCAATTTTATATTTAAGGGGTATAGGGGTAAAGAGAGTTTAGACCGTTGATTTAATTGAATAAATTTTACCCACCCCGTAATTTTTGGCCCTGGGGTAACAGGGTAAGGGGTCCGGCAACCATGGGCGTCGTTCGTTGTGATTGCCAATTGTGGCCGCTAGGCGCTATCATTGGGCCACTATGAGCCTGACACCCAAACAACGCCGATTTGTGAATGAATATTGCGTCGATGAAAACGCGACGCAGGCGTACATTCGCGCCGGATACTCGCAAGAGGGCGCCGGGCAATCTTCTTATGCGCTTCTTAAAAAATCTTATATTGCCGAAGCGATAAAAGAGCGAATGGAAGAACTAGCCGTCGCGGCCAGCATTACGCCGGAGTGGGTCGTCGGCCAGTGGGCCAAAATTGCAACGGCGAACCCTAGCGCCCTGGTTAGCGTCCGTCGTACAAATTGCCGTCATTGCCATGGCTTCGGCCATCAATACCAATGGATGGAAGCGGAGTATTCCAAGGCCGTCGACGTTGCCTGTGATACTGGCAAGGAAGCCCCGGACGGAATGGGCGGCTTCGGTTTTGACCCGAACGCGGCACCAAACAAGGATTGCCCGGAGTGCGGCGGCCAGGGTATTGCCGACGTGCATGTGGCCGATACCCGCAAGGTACGGTCGCCCCTGTATGCTGGCGCCGAACGGACCCGCAACGGCATCAAGGTCAACATGCGGGACCAAGACGCGGCCGTGTCCAATCTGGCCCGTTACCTGGGCATGATGGTCGATCGCAAGGAAATCAGCGGCCCCGGCGGCGGCCCGGTTGCCCTGGCGCACCTGTCCGCGGACGATTTGAGCGACGACCAGCTTGCCGCCATTCTCAAGGCCGACGATGCTACCGACGAAGCGTGAAGCCGCGGCCGAACTGCTACGGCGCCGGGAAGCGCGGCGAAACCTGGCCGCCTACATCAATTTTACGAACCGAAAATATAAACAAAGTGGCTTTAGTGCCGCCGTGTGCGCGGCGCTTGACATGTTCATTGATGACATGATCGCGGGCAAGCGGCCCATTCTGGTGCTGCAGGCCCCGCCCCAGCACGGCAAGTCGGAAATTGTTAGCCGCAAGCTCCCCGCGTTTTTGCTGGGACGCTTCCCGGACTGGCGGGTCGGTGCGGCCAGCTATTCGGACGAACTGGCCGGAGCCATGGCCCAAGACGTGCGGCGCAACCTGGCGTCGGACGAACATAAACGCTTATTCCCCGTGGCCGCCGAACGGCGCCGCTATGACGTCAACCGCACCGGGGAATTTACGGCGCCCGGCGGCGCTGGCGGATACCTGGGCGTCGGCGTTGGTGCTGGCCTCACGGGGCGCCCGGTTGATATCGGCATCATTGACGACCCGGTAAAGAACGAAAAAGAAGCCTTGAGCCCCACCACGAAGGAAGGGCATTGGAACTGGTATCAAACCGTTTTTACGACCCGGCTTTCGGAGAACTCCGGGCAAATTATCATGGCGACAAGCTGGGCGGAAGACGATTTGCCCGCCCGCATTTGCAACCATTTCAAAGGCGACCCACGGCTTACCGTGTTGCGCTTCCCGGCAATCAACTTGCCCGGAGAGGTCGGCTATAACCCGAACTTACCGCCCGGCCCCTTGGTCCCCGAACTCAAGAGCCTGGCCTTTTTGCATGAGGTCAAGGGGTTATTTTCGGAATACTGGTGGGCGGCCATGTACCAACAATGCCCGCGGCCGCTGGGTGGCAACGTGTTCAAGGAATCGGGCTTGCGCTATTACTTGCCCAAGGACTTGCCCGCCAAATTCGACAAGGTGCTGGCCTCTTGGGATTGCACATTTAAGGACACGGACGGCACCGACTTTGTCGTGGGCCAGGTTTGGGGCAAGGCTGGCGCCAATGCCTATTTGCTGGCGCAAGTCCGCGCCCGCATGTCATTCACCAAGACCGTGAAGGAAGTCGTCGCCTTGCGTGCCGCCTGGCCGCGCACCAAAGAAGTTTTGATTGAAGACAAGGCGAACGGCCCGGCGGTAATTGATACCCTGAAAGCCAGCGTGCCGGGTATTATTCCGATTGAACCGGACGGCTCCAAGCTGGCGCGGGCGCATGCCGTTACCAGTTATTGGGAAGCGGGCAATGTGTGGATTCCGCACCCGGATACGGCGCCATGGGTGAAAGACTTGGTCGGGGAGTTGACCGGGTTCCCGGCGGCGGCCAATGATGACCAAGTGGACGCCCTTACTCAAGCATTGCGCCGCTTGTATCCGTTGTTTAACAAGCTCAAGATTACGCAAGAAGCGATAAACAAGGCCATGGGCAGATAATGCCCGCGGCGTTACAATGACCAACAATTTACCCGGAGCGTCGACCATGCCCGAAGCAAAAGCCAAAGCGGCGCCACGTATCCGGCGCAATGAACCCAAAGCCACGCCAGCCCCCAAGGGTTCCGGCCTACGTCGGGCGGCAACCAAAGCCAAGAGCATTGCGGCCGACGGCGCCCTCAAGCCCTACGCCTACCCAATCAAGCCGCCCACCCTGGCGCCCGGCGTTGTCCCGGCCGGAGTGGTGGCGCCGGTCATGGCAACGGATGCGAATCCTTACAGTTTCGCGGCGGACGTGTACCCCGGCGGCGGCTTCCCTGGCTTTTCGTACCTTTCGCAGCTTGCGACCCGTGCGGAATATCGGGCGTTCGCTTCCACCATGTCGACCGAACTTACCCGCGAATGGCTGGAATTCACTAGCAAGCAAGACGACGACAGCGATACCGCGGACAAAATTAAAGCGATTGAAGACGAATTCAATCGCCTGAATGTGCGCGGGGTGCTACAGC